ACAAAGGGGCAAGAGGCCAAGTAGAGTAAGCGAGGTGAAAATCAGTAGAGTCATCATTGCCGTGATTGCAGAACTGGCGATGCAGAGAATCGTAAGTGATAGGAATGCCAGATGTCAAGTAAAAGTACTGGAAAAGATTACGGATAGACCAAGTGCCGCTAACATTATCGTTGACCTCGATAACAAGACGACTGCGAACATTAGCGGGCAAGGTGTTGAAGACAGATAGAAAGCGTTGGGAGATTTCTACTGGATCGCCGTCTTGACGGCAATGAATATTGAGTGGCGAGCGGTAGTCCTGCGGTAGACCGATAAGGTCAAAAAGGTCGGCGTGCTGAGTGAGATCGTCAACGCTATTACGAATAGCAGCAGGGTCAAGGCTAGTAAGCGTGATGTATTCTGAAGGGTGAGCAGAAACGCGAACTCCGGTAAGCTTGATGGTGCGAGAGATGGCGTCAAGAGCAGCGCGAATGTCAGACCAGTTGGGCAAGTCTTGCAGCCGCAAGTTGACGATGGGGTGAGAGATGACAGGTACGAGCGTAGAGGAGAGTCGGTAGCCAGCAATACCGCAATTTGCGCAGTATTGAATAATGGCGTTGGTAACAATAAAATTGTTTAGGATGCGTTCGCTGAGAATGCGAACAGCGTCGGCGCGAGGCAGCGCAAGGAAACGAGTCAGAGTCATAGTCTGAAACTTGATTCCGCGCTCGGCAAGAACGTTAGAGATGCAGCAGAGAGCTAGGTTCATTCTTTCGGCAGCAAATCAGTAAGTCCCAGTTGTGTCAAGCGTCTATTTTTTGCTGCGACATAAACCCTGCAAATCTCTTCTGGAGTGGGTTTCATTTTTTTAATTAAAAAGTATTGAATCTAAGGGATTGGACATAATTTTATTTTTATGTTCTTGAGTTAAAAAGTCAAATCGATTCAAATTTTTATCTTTCCACCAGTGAAGATGAAAGCTGACATAAATAGGTATATTATAATTTTTGTGCAAAGCGTACAGATCCGACAATATAAACTCTTCAGCGCCTTCGACATCTACTTTAATTAAGGAAATTTGGGTTGGGTCAATATCATAATTTTTTATGATTTGATTTAGCGTAATAGTTTTTATTAAATAAAAATCAGTCGAATTGTCGTTACAATCGATTACTTGAGAAGTTGAATCGCCTAGTGTGGAATTGGGGATAAATTTATTTTTACCAAATTTTACTTCGATTTCCCCTGTGTGATATAATGCTTTGTTGATTAAGGTATAATTCTTTTCACAATTCGATTCTAAGTTTAAAGCCATATCGGAATGCGCTTTAATGTCCGCTTCAACAGAATATACGTGTTTTGACTTTCTGCTCCCATACATTGCGGTAGTTCCAATCCATCCACCAATGTCGATAAATATTTTGCTTTTGTCAAGGAATCGGTCTAGTATGACGAAAGTTTCATTTTCCCAAGCCGCATAAACATCTCGCCAAAATCCAATATTAGGATTTGTATTCTCATTTTTTATCAGGAACATCTCACTATTTTTAGTGATTTTTAGATAGTTTGATTCGATATAGGGAATAGCTGTTTTTGATGTGGTGGATATCCACGTTGTTTTTTTATTTGCAATGTAATTATCGTAAAGATTATATACTTTATTATTTATATACCAAGGTAAATGTTTTGCGGTAAAATTGCCAGCAACTCTGATATGCTTATCGTTGTGAATATAATTTTTGTTAATTAAACAAAAAGTGGTGTCAACAGCGGCTTGGTAAAGTTCGTATGTATCATCTTCTATTTTATTTTCCCAAAATCTCATCTCCCATCCATAAATGCTATTTCCACTGCCTCCATAATTATCATCTTGATACATTTTATCAAAATCTTTTATGTCTAATGCAAATCCTATTTTGGTAGAATTATATTTATCAGATAAACTTGACAGTATATCGATAAAATTACTGGGTATATTTTTATTAATTTCTAGATCAGGATCGGTCAATATAAACTTGGAAGGCATCCCGTTGTATATATGAGTATTTTGCGACTGATTCACCCAAGGCCCAAAATTAGAACTATTAGATATAATCTTGCAATTTGTATTTTTTAAAAAGTTGACGGTATCTGGACAATTTGAACAGTTATCTAAAATATAAATATTATTATAATATTCTTGATTTATCTCAAAAATTTGCTTTAGCATATTTTCAACATATTTGTAGTTATTGTAGCAAATAATAATAATAGGAATATTCATATTGATAACTGTTCGATTTTTAAATTAAAACAATTGGAAGGAAACTTGTATCGGTCTCCTCTGGGGTCGGGATCAAAGTCGCCGCCCTTGAAGAATGTAGCCTTCTCAAAGAAATCGCTCTTCTTGATGTAGCCGAGAATCCAGCCCCTGCTGTAGTCTCCAAAGATGCTGGTGAAGAGGTAGTAGTCGCATTTCTGCTTAGTGTTGTATTCTTTCACCGTACAGTTGTACCAAGGCTGCGGCACAACGTTGCGCTCTTTGGATTTAATTTCAAATAAAAATAGCTTGGGCGAGATCCAGTCGAAATCGAAACTCATATCAGATACGATTCTGCCGCCCCAAGTCTTCTGAACCATAAGGTCAGACAGTGCGGCTATCTTAGTTCCGTGATTATTTGTGTCCGAGTTGTTCAAAATTGGAACTTGCGCGGCTCTTTCCAGAGCCTCGCTGATCATATCTTGACTTATTTCGACCTCAATCATTCGTTATTTTTAAATTGATAAAAGTAGTCGTAGTTGTCTTCCGCGACCCACTTGCCTTTACCCTCACAGGTAAACTCCCCATCAAATACTTTCCAATCTGGCTTCTTGTCAAGCTTTTTGGAAATAAAAGCGCCGCCATCTTTCCAAATTAACCGATTGTTTGGCTGCAAGAATAGCTGGTTAACCGCATCTCCTTTTTTATTTTGCAAGCCCCAAATCAAATGCCCGCACTTATGACCTCCAGCCATTTCGGAATAACCGTAGGCTGCATCGGGATTGTCATGCCAGTCTATCGTGAATAGATATTTACCCTCAATCCATTCACGATTCTTTAGCTGTACTTCAACCGAGGCGTTCTTGTGATACTCGTATCTCGTAACTGAAAGAGAATTGGAGTAACAGTCCCAAAGTTGCAGCCAATCAAGATCAAACTTGGAGTGTTCTGGGTCTTTAACCAGATAATGAATTGGTACTCTATCGTGCCTCGACCCAAACTCCGTCATGATTTGGAACATCAAGCATCGTCTAGTTAAAGATGTGACGCCAAACACTTCACAAGGAATGTATTCTGTATTTTTATTAGTATTATTATACAGAAAATCACTCTTCAGATAAGCAAAGAACGTCGGAATGTTTGAGTTGAGGTGTGGCATTATTAAAATTAAATCTTTTTTGACTTATTTGCCTTTTTTGGATTCTTGTTTTTAACAAAAGCCTCCATTTGTTCGATTGTCATAATATCAAGTTCAGTCGTGATGTACTTGTAAAAGTCGGGAAAACACTCCTTTAGCATCTTGAGGTTAACTACGCTGGAGTCCATTGATGGGCGGTTAAAAGAATTATAAAGAATTCGGATAGCCGTCTCGTCGCCTTTGATTACGGATTGACGCAGTTCTGGAGACAAGAAGAACGAGATGAAGCATTCTTGTAAACTACTGGTAATCATTTTCACGCCAACTTCGTACTGCTCCTGCTGCGAAAAGAACATATCAATAGGAATGTTCCAAGCCAACATCGGCGTATTCTCGTAATGGATAAAAATCTTTAAATTCTTTTCTTTGATCTCGGCCCAGACAACTTCGCCAAGATAATTATGGCAGACCTTGAAAAATTCTGAGATGTTATCGCGGATTTTATCGTCAGCCTCAAGCTTGGTCATTTCGCTGGCAGCAATCCGTGTTGTGTCAATGATTGCTTTCTTAAAATTCTTTCGAGTGATCTTGCGATCAAGCAGGGTCTCAAAGTCAGCTTTGACCTTTAAAAACTCTTCGTACACCTTGTCCTCTTGTTCTTTTAACGTCATCATAGT